AGCCGCAGAGGCATACGATCAGCTGGCGGATGCCATAGCGAATCGGATGCCAAAAGCTCTTGTCCGGATGGGTGCGGTAACACGCGAGCAGATGAAAATCGTGAATGAGGCTATTGCCAATGGAATTGATGAAATGGCCTTGTATGAATTGGCGATGGCGAATCTTGAAGCTAAACAAAGGATGCTCCAAGGAACGCAAAATGAGGGCACCATTGCGATGCAGCGATTCCATGCGCAAGTGAAGGAAACCGGGGAATCTATTGGGAAAGGTCTCTTATGGGCGGTGGAGAAAGCCTATGGAATGTTCCAATGGTTGGCTGCAGGGGCATTGGGTGCGGCCTATGGAATCGCCGAAATGGTCCATTGGAGTGCCGAATTAAGTGCGTGGACGGCCGATAAATTGGGGCTGAACGAGAAAGCGGAGGCCATCAAAAAATTTGCTGCTAGTGCCAAAATGGAAGCAGATGCACTCTGGGCTGCCGGGGAGGAGCTGACAAAAAGGGCTGCGAGCAACCTCGCCGGCGCTGCGGAAGCAACCGAGAGAGCGAGCAAGCAGGAAATCGATGCTGCAAAAAAATCGGTTGAAACACAAATGGCGGCATTAAAAATAACAGCCGAGAAGAAAAAACAAACGGAACTGGAAACGCAAGCCCAGCAAAAACTTCTTGAACTCTTAAAGAAGGGCGAATCAACAGGGTTCCAAACCTACCAGGATAAACTGAAATCGCTCGAAATAGAGACCGAATTGGCAGTAAAGGAGGCGGAAAAATATAAAAAAACCACTGAATATGGACAGATAATTGGTCAAATTTACGAAAACCGGTGGAAACGGGAGGCGGAGTTAACAAAGGAGGAAGAGGAAAGGATCCGGAAACTTGACATTGAGGCTGCCACCGCGATCGAGGCGGGAAATAAAATCCGGGCATCCACCGAGAATTGGGAGGATGCACTTAGCGAGCTACCAAAAGGATATGCCACGATCAACGGGGAGATGAGGAAAATTGATGATTGGGCCGCAATGCGATATAGACGAGAAGTAACTTCCCTTACCAATCTTGAAATGGAAATTGCCGAAGAAAAAGAATTGAGGGAAATTAAAACGAGTCTGGGATGGATCCGCCCGGGCGAAGCTGGACTTGCTGGTCTCGAGGGTGAAAGAAGATTAGTTCAGCAAAGATTGAATTTAGAGAATGAGCGCCTGAAGCAACTGCGGGAACAAAAGGCTCCGCTTGCCGATATTTTCGCCCAAGAGCATAAGATAACTGCATTGAAGAGGGAGCAATCGCGCCTCGATCTTTCCCGGCTCAAGTACGTCTCCGAAACCGGGACGGCTATGGAAGGCATGGCCTCAGGATTCAAAAAATACATAACCGAAGTGGGAACTGAGTTCTCTCGTATGGAAGAGGTTGCCTACAATATTTCCAAAACCATGGAAAACGCCTTTATGACTTTTTTTGATGATGTTTTGTTCCAAGGAAAAAGTTTTTCGGAGTCTATGCAAAATTTATTCAGATCCTTGGTGGAGAATATTATAAGTGAATTAATGCGGGTAATGATAGTCAAACCTTTGGTTTCCTCCATTTCGAAAATCTTCTCCCCCTGGTTTGGCGCTGAAGGGGGAATCGTCAGAGGATTCCGTCCCCTTGCCGAGATCCCCAATTTTGCGACCGGAGCGGTCGTTTCTAGGCCGACCCTGGCCGTGGTGGGAGAAGGGGGAGAGGAAGAGTACATTATCCCGAAGAGCAAGATGGGCAATAAAGCCCAATCGGTCATCTATAATTTCAATATTTCGGCCGTCGATGCTCCGAGCTTTATCGCCCTTTGCAGGCGCAATCCGCAAGGATTTTTGCAGGCGCTTGGAGAGGATGCGAGAAGGGGCGGCGTGATGAAATCCATGATCAGAGGGACGCAATGACGATCCAAATTTATCCTACATCGCCGATTCCATCGCTTATTTATCTGAACGATCAAATGTTTAAAACATTGATCAATGAATTCGATTCAGGAGTTGAACAAAGAAGAAAGTTGCTGCGTTTTTCAAAAAGAACATTTTCCTTATCCTATAAATATAAAACGAGAGCCGCAAGAGACGTGATCCACGATTTTTATAGATTGATGGCCGGCGCCTATGAGGCATTCTGGTTTGTGGACTTACAAGATAGGAAATGGGTCGATGAGTACGTAGCTAGAGGCAACGGCTCAACCGTCACATTCGATATCCATTCAAAGAGTACTATCTCAACTAGCTTAAAAATCTATATTGATGGAGTTGAAAAAATAAAAGATACGGATTGGACTTTTGTAAGTGGAGGTGGAGGGGCTGGAGCGGACCGGGTCACATTCGGAAGTGCACCTTCCTCCGGGGCCTTAATTACCTCCGATATAGGCTCGGGATATTTAAGAATTAAAGGCAGATTCAATACCGACAGTTTTAAGGAAGAAGTGCCAGTAAAGGGGCTCATTACTTTTTCCGTTGACATTGCCGAGGTTCAATGGTGAGAACGCTTCCCCCCGATTTAGGCGATGAACTTTTGAAAGACGCGATACATCTCAGGCATTTGATCACTCTCTACCTTTCGCCCAATCACTACTGGACCGACTGTGATCAGGGGATCATCTATGCCGGCGTGTGGTACAGCCCAAGGGACCTGAAATTTGATCCTCCGATCCTCGAATTGACGGGGGAGGCGGCGAGTCTCAGGATGACGATACCGAACATTAACAAGGCATTCTCGAATTACGTCCTTAATTATGAGATAAGGGGAAAAGAATGTCGCATCGATCGAGTGGCCCTTGATATAAGTCTTAAGGTGGTCGGGGGCCCTGCGCTTTTGTTTTCGGGTTATCTCGACAAGATGGATATAGACCGCAAAATAGCGAGCATTGAGGTCTATAACCAATTTATCAAATGGAAGACACCTACTCCCCGGCGCATGCAGTTGCCTACCTGCGGTTGGGTCTTTAAGGGGTCCGAATGCGGTTATTCCGGAAGCGAAACGACGTGCGATAAAACGGTTGAGAGATGTGTTTCCTACGGGAACTATGTGAATTTTGGAGGCTTCAGATTCGTATCGACCATGGCCCAGAAGGAAATTTGGTGGGGAACAAAGCAGAAATTGTGGCATTAGGATGATAATTTATAAGGTCGAGAATAATGGTAAGAGATATTGATATTGCCCAAGCCGCAAATAAGTTGATTGATGCCCCCTACGCCCTCGGGGATCCCATGCAGGGCTGGGATTGCGTCAATTCCCTGCTGGAATTTTACGAAGGTCTGGGGGTTAGAATGCCCACGGCCTTTGAGGGGTGGGACCGGGCAAATTACGCTGCCAAATGGAAAAAAGATCCCGATGAAGGGAGGAGGATATTGGGGCGCTTTCTCCGAAATCTCGGCGTCGGTGTTGATTTTAACTATGCGAGGCGCGGGGATCTAATGATATTCGAGGGAAAGGAGATCCCATCTTTTCCGGGAATTTATCTCGGAAACGGCCATATCCTGATGGTTTTCGATAAGGGTTGCAGGGTCGTTCCGTTCAGATTTTTTCAAAAATTCATAAGATGGACCAGGCGGTTGATATGAAATTCAGGCTTTGGAGAAAAAAATTTCCGAGCAACAATTTAAGAAGAAATTTCATTGAGCCCAGAAAGAAGGACATATATCTTTTTGAGCCGATCACGGGAATCATAGGTGCGATAAGTGCATTGCTCGGCACCACGGTGGGGACAATCGCCGGAATAACTATAAGCGTCGGCACCCTTCTTAAGGCGGCATTTCTGGCGGTAGCGATCGGCTCTGCCCTTTGGGCATCAACGAAAAAACCGAAGCTTTCCTTCAAGGGCAGCATTGCCAATAACGGACACTTGGTCAACACCAAAGAGGCTACCCAGCCCCTTAAAGTCGTCTATGGAAAATTCAAAGTGGGGGGAAATTGGGTCTGTTGTGAACCCTCTCGCGAGAACAACAACTATCTCAACATTATCACGACCTGGGGAGAGGGAGAGCTTGACGGCGTAAATAAGGGGATCGATTACAATGCTCTCTTTTCCGGTACGGGCATCAATGATCTCCATCCGGGCGGGGAGATCGATTATTCAGGCTGTTCCTGCAATATGACATGTTATGAGTACGCCGCCTGCACCTGCAACATGACTTTTTATCCCGAGGGCAAATACTGCACCTGTCATATGAGCTGTTACGGCTATGCCGGCTGCACATGCGACATGGCCGAATACGGACTCGATTATCTTAAGTACGTCGTCGAAATCGATAGCACGGGGGCGGTGGATACCTTCAAGTGGTCAGATGACGGTGGATCGACATGGGCCGCCACTGGGATCGCCATCACGGCAGAACCCCAGACCCTGAATAACGGAGTTACGGTTACATTTGAAGCAATTACCGGTCACGTCCTAGGCGATAGTTGGACTTTCTACATTGGAGATGCCATCTGGCTGGGGGAACGGCTGATCTATTACTACAAAGACTACGGAGGTCTGGATCTGGCGTTTCATGAATTTTATCCGGGATCTTCGTCACAGGGGGTCTCGCCTGCAATGCAGGCAGAGGTTCCACTCTGGAACGAGACTATGCGATATACTGCCTATTCCTATTTCAGGTTGATCTATAATGTCGACGCCTGGAAATCAGTCCCCGAAATGACGATTTTGCTCAGGGGAAGAAAGCTTTATGATCCCCGAAATGGGTCCACCGTGTGGTCGAGAAATCCTGCCCTTGTCTGGCTCGATTTTATGACTAACATGAGATATGGCCTTGGAATTCCCTTGGCGCATATTGATCTCGAATCTGTCAGCGATGCGGCAACCTGGCTGGACGACAACGATTACCACTTCGATGGCGCCGTCATTGACCGACAGGCGTTTATCGACAATCTCGACGACATCATGGCCAATTTTAGAGCCTTCGCGATTTATAGTGACGGACTATATAAGCTGAAAATCCATACGGACGATGCCGCCGTAATGAGCTTAACCGAGGACGATATTGATATCTCACCCGAAAATTTCTCGATTCACATAGCCGGAATGCCAGAGACTCCATACAAGGTCAAATGTGTTTTCCCGGAGGCGGAAAACAATTACACGGTCAATTCGGCCTCGTCGGAAGACGGCGAGCAAATAGCGATCGACGGGGATCCGAGGGAATTAGAAATTATCCTGAATGGGACGGTAAAAGCGGCTCAGGCGGCCAACCTCGCCCATTTTTATCGGATGAGAAATAAATTCAATACCGAATTTGAGATTCTTGGCCATCCCCGGCTCTTCGCCCTCGAGCCGGGAGATATGGTCAATGTTTCACATGAATTTCTAACCTGGGGGATAGAATCGGAGCTTCTAGCCGAAGACAGTGAGAACATTCTTCTCGAGGACGAGGATACTGTTCTCCTAGAATTTCCCATCAAAAAATTAAGGGTTAAATCCATTGGATATCCGCAAGAGGGCATGATTCCTGTGACATTTATGGATGAAGATGCTTCGATTTACGAGGAGGTGGCATGAAGTATCCGATTACGAATGCATCGATCAATCTCACTCAAAATTGCAACCTCGCCTGCTCGTATTGTTTCGCGGGAAAAAAAACTGGTCGGAGACTTTCCCTCGAGATGGGGAAAAAAATTATTGATTTTCTGTTTTCTCAGGTTGAAGGAAGCTCCAAAAAGGCCGCAAAGATTTTCTTTTGGGGCGGAGAGCCTTTAATCGAATGGGAGCTCTTGAAGAGTTTGGTCCTGTATGCCGAAAAAAGACAAAACGGGATCCTAATAGAATTTGGTGGTACGACCAACGGCACCCTTTTGACAAGGGATAAGATCGAGTTTCTTGGGGATCATCGGATATTTTTTCTGATCTCTCTCGACGGAACGGCCGAATCTCATAACCGCTACAGGATTTTTCGCAGTGGCGAAGGATCCCATGCCGTGATTATGAGGAATCTCGAGTTGATATTGAAAAAATGGCCTTT